GAATGCGGAGCTTGATACAGCCCGCTGCTGGTTGCCTTTTTTGTCACGTTGGCTACGCTTTTTAGCGTACCTTGCCCAATTCAAATTGGATTCCAGGCTAGCTTGTTCATCAAAAATTCGCTACCCTATCGCGCAGCGATAGCTTTTGATCTCACCTATGTTCGTCCTGAACAAACCAAAGGGGTTTCCAATCTAAAATGGAATTACAAATAGACCCAATTTTCTTATACAAGAAGTCTGCCCATGGAAAGCTACAAATTTGGTCAATAAGATCTCAAGGTGATGAAATTATAATCACATGGGGTGAAGATGGCGGTCGCCAGCAAACGCAAGTTGAATCAATCGACTATGGACTTGCTGGAAGAACACTTGATGAACAAATTCTTTCCAGAGTAAACTCAAGAGTGAATGGAAAGCTTGATCAAGGTTATGTTCAAGATCGTGCTTATGCGTTGATGAACAAACCTGTGAACAGACTCGGGCTGAAGAAGCCAATGCTAGCAGCTTCATTTGATTCAGTCAGAGACATTGACTTCTCAACTTCTGTTATGCAGTGTAAGTATGATGGCCATCGATGTTTGATAAATCGTGATGGTGATGACTACCAAGCGTACTCACGCAATGGTAAACCAATTGAAACAATTTATGAAATCATGGAAGCTGTAAAGCAAATCAACTTACCTGATGGTTATACGTTAGATGGAGAATTGTATCACCATTGCTCTCCGCTCCAAACGATAACATCATGGGTTAAGCGTAGACAATCAATGACTCAGTATTTGTCCTATATTGTTTATGATTTAATCACACCAGATGCTAAATTCTATCCACAGCGACTACAAGAGTTGTTGAAGCTTAACATTAAGCGCCCAATTAAACTTGCGCCGACTGATATCAGCATTGTTGAAGACAGGATTCCAAACATGCTTGATAAATCTATTGACGCTGGTTATGAAGGATTGATTTTGCGTCGCGATGGTTTTCCATACGAAGATGGAAAGCGATCCAAAGGTTTGGTTAAGATCAAGCGATGGATGGATGATGAATTCAAAGTCATCAGCATTAAGCAATCCAAAGAAGGCTATGCTGTTTTGAAATGCATTATGGATAGCGGCGTAACTTTTGATGCTACGGCTCCTGGTACTATGGATGACAAGTTTGATATTTGGCGTGACAGAGAACAATGGATTGGAAAGTTTGTCAGCATTCAGTATGCCAATCTTACTAAAGATGGAAAGCCATTTCATCCAATAGCAACTATGTGGCGAGACAAAGGTGAAGAATGATTATAGCAATTGACTTTGATGGTACTATTGTAACTCATGCTTGGCCAGCAATTGGAAGAGACATCGGAGCATTTGAATGGCTTAGAAGTTTCCAAGGCATGTATGATGACTTGCATTTCATATTGTGGACAGTTCGCGCTGATGAACCTTTGATGTCTGCTATGGACTATTGCTCACTTCACGGATTACATTTTTGGGCAATCAACGCTAACCCTCAGCAAAGATCATGGTCCCCATCCAACAAAGCATATGCTCACTTGTATGTAGATGATGCTGCGCTTGGAGCACCATTGATCTATCCAGAAGATGAAAATGAAAGACCATACTTGGATTGGAACATAGTTGGTCCAGCACTACAAAATCACATTGACTTGTTTTACAAAACCAAAAAGGGGTGAGAATGATAATCCTTGGAGCTGGAATGGCCGGCTGTCTTGCTGGCATTGTTAATCGTGATGTAAGGATTCTTGAGATATCACCTGGGCCAACTGTTAACCATCAAGCGCTGATCAGATTTAGATCAGATGCTATCAGCAAGGTCACAGGCATTCCATTCAAACGAGTACAAGTTCAAAAATCTATCTGGCGACATTCTGAAGAAGTCCAACCAACAGTAAGAATTTGTAACATGTATGCTCGTAAAGTGACAGGATATTATATTGATCGCTCAATCAATGACATATCATCTGTGACTAGGTTTGTTGCTCCGCAAAATTTCCATAAGCAAATGCTAGACATACTACACAATCGCATCTTTTATGATCAAGAAGTTAGATTGATTGATCATAATATGATTCATGTTCAATCTGGAATCTATACACGCGCACCAGGTGAAGCTGTGATCAGCACACTACCAATATTTGTAAATGCTAAGCTGGTTAGTATTGATCCTCCAGATTATAATTTTGAATCTCATACAATCTACATTACAAAATTCTCTATTGATAGATGTGATAAGTATGCTACTGTTTACTATCCTGATCTGGATGATCCACACTACAGAGCAAGCTTAGCTGGAAGCGAATTGATAATTGAATCAATCGAGCCAATTGAATCAAATCACGTATCAGATGTGTTTGATTCATTTGGCTTAGCATCTTGTACTAACTTTCAAAAGTTTGCTAATGAACTTCAGAAGAATGGCAAGATCATTCCAATGCCTGATGCTAGGCGCAAGATATTCCTGTACAATCTTACAAAGAATCACAATTTGTATTCGCTTGGTAGGTTTGCTACTTGGCGAAACATATTGTTGGATGATGTTCTGAATGATGTTTACGTCATAAACAAAATGATCAATACCGATCAATATGATCGAATGAAAGGGGTATCATGAAAGTTGAACTTATTGACTATCAAAAGAATGCTTTGGATATTCTTTTGTATAGCAAAAACACTCGGCTACAAGGAACGCAAACGCTGGAAAGTATCGCTGCCAAACCTATGGAATGGAAGTTGGATCATCTTTCATACATGCTGGATACAATCCAAAGTAGTTGGGAGTTTGCTGATTACATTTTTGAGATCACTGGAGTCAGCCGGGCATTCACTCACCAACTTGTTCGAACAAGAACAGCTTCATATGCTCAAGAAACTCAACGCGCTGTTGATATGTCTGAAGTTGAATTCATAATGCCTAAGTCAATTATGGCAAACAGACGTACATATGAAACTTACATTGATGCCATTGATGTACAGAAGGACACTTACAGCAGATTGGTTGAAGATGATATCCCTAGGCAAGATGCTCGCAACATCATTGGGACTGGTTCACTAACTAGCATCATGATAAAAGCAAATCTCAGAACGCTACATACAATGGGTGAACTTAGACTTTGCACAAGAACTCAAGGTGAGTACCAGCAAGTATTCCGAGAAATGAAAGCACGCGTTGTTGAAGTTCATCCATGGGCTGAAGATTTCATACAAGTGTTCTGTGCTAATCACGGAACATGTATGTTCCCACGTTATACTCAGTGCCCAATTCAGAAGTATACAATCTCTGGAGAGCTGTTGGATACAGCCAAGAAGCTAATCAAAGCTCAAGCTGAAATTACAATCCACGAATCCAATCCAGTTGTACGCTCTGAAGGGAAAACAATGTAATGGCAAAAATATCAATTGTTGTTCCCACTCATATCAAATATGAGATTGCTAGCTTCATGAGAAGCACAGAGTTTTTGAAACCTATGGACTTCCAAGTTTGCGTTGTAGCTCAGGATCCAGTTACATATGACTTCTTGGAGAAAATTGGAGTACACACTTACACAATTACTGATCCGCCAAAAATAAAGAATCTGATTGAAATGGTTCGGTGGTATGATCTTGGAATGAAAAGTGGCAGTGATTGTGATTACTTCCTATTTGTAGATCATGATCACAGATTCCAGCCAGCTAAGAATGGTAAGCCATCAAGTGGGGCATACTACCAAGAATGTATTGACTACATGGATGCTAACCCTGACGTTGGAGTCTTCAATACTAAATTCTACTTTGGTGGCGCGGCCTGGAAGTATGAGATCAAAAAGAATCCAGTTAATGGATTGATCAATATCAATACTGGTATGTTCATTCGTAACGTTCCAGAATTTGTTTTCACTAAAAGAGAATTGTCATTTGTTGGAACGTTGGTAGAAAGTCTTTTGGCTTACAAGATGCTTGCTCTAGGTTACAACAATGCCAAAAGATATTACTGTCCAACTACATTCACCAGAAGCAAACGTTTGTATTCAGGTGAACCAACTTATTCAGAAGATGTTTTGCTCAAGAACATCCAAGGTTACATCCGAGAAATTTACAATGATCCAACATGGGATCATGAAAGCCGCAAGTATCCAAAGGGGCTGAACAGATGACACCTGATGAAATCCTAATTGAGTTAAGTGAATTTTACAAAAAGAAAAATGCTATGTATGGGAGTACATACTTGCAGTTTGGTGAGCTAATGAATATAATGTTCCCAACTGGATTGATTCTGAAGACTCCTGAAGATTTCAATAGATTTGCTTTGCTTAACCACATGATGAATAAGATAATGCGAAGCGCAGCACTCTTTGTGGAAGGTGGCAGTTCAGATTCCAATAAAGACTTGGCAGTTTACGCAGCGATGTTGGAGGCAATTGAACTAAAGTGAGTTTGCTATTCATTGACACAGAGACAACTGGCTTGCTAAAACCAGACGCAGTTGCTCTTGGATTACAACCATACATAACTGAACTGTATGCTGTTAAGCTAACTGATGACTTGGAATTCATTTCTGAATTGGAAACATTCGTGAAGCCTCCAGTTCCAATCCCAGACATCGTTACCAAGATCACCGGCATTACAAATCAAACTGTGAGCCGCGCTCCAACGTTCATCGGCATTTATGATCAGCTTGTTGATCTGTTCATTGGTGAGAGAATTGTTGTGGGGCATAACATTTCATTTGATCTTGGAATGCTGTACTGTGAACTTGCTCGACACAGTTATGAATTTCGTTTTCCATGGCCGGTGAATTGGATTTGTACAGTTGAAAAGTCTATACCAGTTGAGCATCGCCGATTGACTTTGAGTAAGCTACATGAACTTGCTACTGGCTCGCCGCATGAGGGTGCTCACAGAGCACGAGCGGATGTGGAGGCTACCATAAGATGCTACAGATGGCTCAAAGAGATATCATTGATCTGATACCTATGGTGTTCCTGAACCCTTTGTACTATTCTGAAACTGATTTATGGGCTCGCAAACAGAACACCACGCATGCAGTCCCACTATGTTTCCTTCAACTTGAACGTAAGGTAATCATCTTACATGATTCATTTAGCACTCAGGACTGAATACAGTTTCAAACAATGCTATGGATTCATTCATGACATTGTTGAAATTGCCGGCAAAGAACAAGCAATCGGAATTGCGGACAACGCTAACACATTTGGTCACGTTAAACATTTCAAAGATTGTAGACTCAAAGGTGTGAAACCTATTCTTGGCGTCAGGCTTATGATTTGTGATAAGCCAGTTGAGAAAATCAAAGTGTTTGGCCCAAAATATATTTTCATTGCTCGCAACAGAGATGGTCTTTCTGAATTGTATGGCTTAGTCAAACTAGCATATGATCAATTTTATTATCACCCCAGGTTGTTCCAGATTGATTTGTATAGCGTCAGTGAGAACATAATTGTAATAGCTGATATGTTCAATTCTACAAACAGAATTGATTACATAGCAGTGAACCAATTAACTCCAAAAGCTATTGCTGATTGGCCTGGCATACCAAAAGTGGCTACGTGTATCAATTGGTATACAAAACCAGATGATCGACAAGTGTATCAGCTACATGCTGGACGTGGAATGGAAACTCAAACCTTTCCACAACACATACTTAGTGATGAAGAATGGTTACATCTTTGGCCTGGTTATGATCATGCTTTGGATAATACTTATGACATAGCAAACATGTGTGATGATTATGATCTGCCTGTTGCTAGTATGGTTAAATTTACCGGACGTGTATCACTAAGGCAACTTTGTGTAGCTGGAGCAAGGAAGCGTGGAATCAGTTTGCTTGATCCAGTTTACAAAGACAGATTGGAGCGTGAGTTACAGCTTATTGAAGACAAAAATTTTAGTGACTATTTTCTAGTAGTTTCAGAAATGGTTCGCAAAGCAAAACTCAAGATGCTAGTTGGCCCAGCACGCGGATCAGCAGCTGGTTCTCTTGTTTGCTATCTGACTCAAATAACTGAAGTTGATCCTATTAAATTCGATTTGCTGTTTGAAAGATTTGTAGACATCAATCGAGCAGACTTGCCAGATATTGATATTGACTTTCCTGATATCAAAAGGAAACTGGTTATCAAAGAGCTGTCAGACATTTATGGCAATGATCACGTTAGCAGAATTGCTACCATAGCAACTATGAAACCCAAGTCAGCAATTGGAGAGTTTGCGGCTGGACTTTGCATTCCAGCTTATGAAACTGATGCTGTGAAGGGAGCAATCATTGAACGTTCTGGTGGTGATGCTCGCGCGATGATGCGAGTAGCAGATACATTTGAAACAACAGATGTTGGTCGTGAGTTCATAAAGCAATATCCAGAAATGGAAATTGTAAAGAGAATTGAAGGACACGCTCGCCATTCAGGAGTACATGCGGCTGGAATCATTGTGTGTAATGAGCCACTTACTACATTTGGCGGCATAAACTCTCGTGACTCAGCATTGATGATGGAGTACAAAGACATCGAGCAACTCAATCTACTGAAGATAGACTGCTTGGGTTTGAGAACGTTATCTATTTTGGAATCTGTTGCTAATCAAATTGGAATAGCATATGATGACTTCTATGACATTCCACTTAATGATGAAGCTACATTCAACATTTTCAATAGCTTGAGATTGTCTGGCATATTTCAGTTCCAAGGCAACGCACTTCAATACGTTACACGACAGATGGGAGTTGAAACATTTGATGACATATGTGCTATCACTGCTCTTGCTAGACCTGGACCTATCCACTCTGGTGGCACGAATATTTTTATTGGCCGCCGCACTGGAGCTGAGCCAGTTGTATATCTTTCACAACATGAGAGTGTGATTCGCCACACAGAAGGAACATATGGAGTTATTATTTACCAAGAGCAACTTATGAGTATTGGTAGAGAGTATGGTGGATTGAGTTGGGAGGATGTTAGTGAGTTGCGCAAAGCTGCTAGCAAAAGTCTTGGTGAAGAATACTTTGGAAAGTTCAAAGACAAGTTTGTTGATGGAGCTTTGAAGAATGGAGCAGATGAAACTGAAGCAGTTTCAGTTTGGGAGAGTATGGTAACGTTCGGCTGCTTATCAGGTGATACAATTATTAAATTACCAACAAGCAATCAATATTCACCAAAAGAAATTACTATTAAACAGCTTTATGAAAATGGCGGATATGCAAAAATAGCAACTGGATATAATAGAGTACACCAAATAAAACGTGGATTGAGTAAAGTTTTATCAATGACTGAAAGAGGCAAAACAATAAAACCAGTTCAAATGAAAAGCATTTATGAGTCTGGAGTTAAAGAAACATTTGAACTCAAAACTAGATTCAATAGCATAAGAGCAACAGCTAATCATATGTTTTTTACTTTACATGGGTGGATGCCTCTTTCTGATCTTGTTCCAGGAATGAATGTAGCAATTATGGGATCAAGGTTCCCTACACCTTCAGGATTGATTAGATATCCAGGAACAGGAAGTGGTGCACACAATCAATATGGTCTAGAAACTACAAATGATATTGAGCAATATAGACAAATAATCAGAGATGGAATTGAATGTGATAATTGTGATAGTGATGCAGAAAATGTACATCACATTGATGGTGATAGACATAACAATGATAAATCAAATATAGAATTTTTGTGTTGCAAATGTCATAGAAATAGTCATGAACAAGGATATCCATTTAAACGCGGCAGACAAGTAGAGTTTGCTAAAATAATTTCTATTGGCAATCCAAAAATGGAAATGACATACGATATTGAAATGCCTATAGAATCAGCTAATTTTGTAGCTAATGATTTTGTAGTTCATAATTCTTGGGGATTTAACAAGAGCCATGCTTATAGCTATGGACTCATTTCATATTGGACTGCGTGGTGTAAAGCTCATTACCCACTTGAGTTTGCTGTAGCTAATCTAAACCATGCTCGCAGCGATGATCAAGCACTCAAAATTCTGAGAGACATAGTTAGAAATGATCACTTGGATTACATTCCATTCGATCCAGACTTGTCTGTGGAACGCTGGTCCACTCACGATGGCAAGTTGCTTGGTGGCTTGCGTAGTTTGAAAGGTATTGGCCCAAAGAAAGCAAAATCAATTATGGATGCCAGAGCTGGCAAAACCAAATTCACTCCATCTATGATTCACGCTATCAAAGATCCAGATACCATCTTCAATATTTTGTTTCCATGTGAGCATTGGTGGGGTGATATTTTTGAACGTCCTGAAGAATTTGGATTGGAAAACCCACCAACTGTCATAGAGAAAATAACAAAGCCTGGAGACTACTTGCTGATTGGAAGGATGGTAGACCGCAACTTGCGTGACTTAAATGAAACACAATCTGTGGCTCGGCGTGGTGGAAAAGTTTTAACTGATCACACTTTGTTTCTGAATTTGATATTGGAAGATGACACTGATTCAATCGTAGTCACAGTAAACCGTTACAAGTATGAACAGATTGGTCGCAAGATAGCTGAGACTGGAAAGGTTGGACACGATTGGTTTTTGGTTAAAGGAACAATCAAAGACAAATGGCGTCGTGTTGATGTAAAAGAAATTCTCAATTTGAATACATGGGGTAAAGAAAATAACATCGGCCCCGATTCCAAATTGCAGAATCGCTTAGGTTAAACTTTTTTAGGCTACCCCTTAGCCTAACCCCTATTCGGCTAGAAGTATCGTTAGACGTTATCCTGCATCGCCTCGTGCCGATCCTGTACGCTTTTTTACGTCGAATCTACTCGGCTAGCAAAATTCAAAACCAAATGTGCTAAAAAGTCGAACCCAACCGTGTGCCACCCGCCGCAGCACACGATTGGGCCGACTTCACACGCACGTACCTGCGTGTTTAGCTGGACAAATTAATTATGAATTTGACTAGCAATGCCAAACCAACTGATGTTGGTCCTCCAATTATATGGTGTATTGAATCCCAGAAACGATCATTGAAATGATCTTTGCCAGTCTTCAGAAATTGAATATATTCACGAATCATTCCACCAATAAGTGCGATTAGAGTGCCACCAACTATAGCGCAAAGTACACATGCGTTTTCATTAAGAAACAAATACAAAGCTACTGGCACAATAGCATAAGCTGTGCCTAGTCCAACATGCCCTAGAATATCAAGTGAATATTGCCCCCAAGTTTTCTCACCAGACAATACTTGTTCTATGCGTGCCATTTATTTTTCAATTCTAGTTTCCCAACAATACTTTTCAAGATAATCCAGCCTGTTGAAAACCAGATTGCCTTTTGTCGGTTGACCTTCACTATCAACCTCAAATGTTGTTATAAAATCTTCAAAGTAATTGTCACGCATTTCCAGATCATCCCAAACTTTACTTCTTTCGCATGTACCAAGGAATTTTCCGTTGCAACCGGCGCTTGACAATACCAGAAAGACCGTTATTACCATCCCACTCTTCACCACGTTTGTTAAGTTCATCTATATCCTTTACTGTTTGCTCAGCAATTTTAGCTTTGGCTTTATTTGTCCCAGCATTGGACACAAATATGATGAAGAACACTGCTGCTATAATTGGGACAACAACTTTGAAAAATGCTAGTATTACAGGAGCATACATTATTTGGGCGCCACATCAGGTGTAGTCGCTGCTTTGCGAATGCCCAGAGCACCCAAGGGCACAGCAATAGCATTCATCCAATCTGTAAGAGTTGCGGCCGCATCAGCAGAGATAATGCCAACGTTAGCTGCCGCAGGCACAGCTGTCTGTGCGATAGTCCAGATGAGCGCTCCCCATGCTGTCAGGCTCTTGTACCAAACTTTGCCACCAAAGATATTGCTAATCCAATCCATGATTATATCTCCTCAGTTTTTATCGCTTGCGTTCCAAACTTCGGTGAATGTTTGTCCTTGTGGATCAATGAGATGTCCTTTGTCTTTTGCGAGTGGTCGCGCAAGATCACAGGCTTCAGCGATTCGCTTGAGTCTATCCCAGGGCCACTTGAGTGACCAATTGTCTCTGTCTGGGAATCTTGTAGGCTGTTTCTTAAAGGCCAAATCCACGGCCCGAGCACAAGGCTTGCCCTCCATTCTAATATTATGCCACCCCTTTGTTATCCAGGTAACAATTTCTCCAGGTGTTGTCCTCCCCTGAGCATATAGCTGCTCTTGGCGTTTGAGACTATCATATGATCTAACTACAAACATAGGATAGCCATACTCACGCATAGCAGCCATTACAGCTTTAACGCGCATTCTAGTGGCTGGATGTAAATCATCTAATGATCTGCTCATTGTAGTGGGTGGGAACCAAAATGTTCAATTATCAAACCAAGTATGCTACCAATTACTGTTGCAGCCCCCATAGCAATGTAGATCAATTTTCTAATACCAGCAATATCATTACGCATCTCTTTCAATTCTGAAGCGACTGATGCTTGACAAAGCCGTGTAGTTAGCTCAGCTCTATCATTCAATCTATGCTGTTCTTTCCAAAAAGCAGATACTTGTCCCTCATGGTATGTGACGTGTTGTATGACGTCCTCCAGAGTTTCAAGACGCATGGGTCTCTCTGTCACATCCATCTCCTCAAGTGCTTCAATTGTTAGATACTCCTTATCACAGATCTTTGATGCCTCCTTTTTCATTCTTTCCCATGTTTCAACATGCTGTTTCTGCATGTCTTCACCTTTACCATTTTCACGTAGCAAAATATTAATATGCTCACGCATTAACGAGGTGCCCATAGATCTACATATCCAGTAACAAATAAAGCAGCATTAGATGCTGCTGCTGTTACAAATGCGTATGAAATTGCTGGTGTTGTCCGATCAACTATCGGAATTGTACCGCTAATGCTCATACCATGTGCGTCATTAGAACCATTGCCTTTGTGTGCGTAAAGTGCTTCAACGTTTACGGCAGCAGTAAGATCATTTGTAAGTGGGCTACTGGACGCCCCATCATGTGCAAAATATGCAGCACCATTGCCAACGTTAATGTTAGCAGCAGCATTGAAAATAACACCAGATGCTGTTAGTGGAATTGTAGTAATTGGCAGATTAACCCACACAGTTCCAGCAGTGCCAGTTAGTGAATAAACATGATCTGCGTTTTTAGGCGCAAACATATGTTGGTTACCTACCATATAGAATTTTGTAATATCTTCACCTGCTCCATTCCAGAATGAACCAATACAACGTTCATCAGTTCGTGTTGGATGATATCCTGGTTTTGTGCCGCCAATATCTTGTGGCGCAGTCGCTGAAATCACAGGTGTAATAACTCCAGCAACATTATCGGCATATAGATAATAAGCAGTTGACGCTGCTTCACTTCCAGCATCAAGATGAGAACCGCCAACTCCAAAATCTCCAAGAATGAAAGCTATAGAGCTGCTGCTTGTTAGCTTGGTTCCATCAATGTTTAAAACGATATTGCCACCAACTCCAGGCTTAAGAGTTATAGTTGAAGCATCAGTATATACTAGCATTCCAATTGCTTCACCTGGCGATATAGCAGCAACTGGAGTGATATCACCAGAAGATGAATTCTGTAGCAAGAAGTCAGTACCATTGTACCGCATCCAAGCATCTCTATCAGTAGAGATGTCATCAGGATTTAGCGCCGACCCATCTTCACGTTTAATATTTTTGACGCCAAGTGAGTTAACATTAACAGTTGAAGCACCAGTATTGTTAGCTGTTGCTCTAAATCTAACAACCATTCCTGTAAAATAGTCAGGTGGCGCTTGTAGTCCTGCCAATTTAGTAGCTGTGTAAGCATCTGCTGCGCCGCCACCAGTATACCAATCACCAGCTGCTGCGTAAGCAGCGATAGATTTGCCAAGTTGATTCAAATCTCCAGTAGATAGAATCTGCCCAAATGCTTCAATAACATTTTGAAGTTCAGAGGGAACCTCATTCCATTCAGCAGCAGTTAGTGTGTTGCCAGTAATCTTGCCATTCAAATCTTGCACAACTTATCTCCCAATGAACTATACGTTCTCATAGTAAAGTTGAACATTGGCTGGCTTCAACTTCTGAAACAAACATTCCAAAGTAGCCAGGTCTTGTGTTCCAAAAGTTATCGGGAATGTATAAGTGAATGCTTCACCGATATTGTCAATTGGAGTTATCACTAATGTAAACCTTGCTTCTTTGTTACTACCAAAACTGATAGCAGGCAAACCTCCATAGATGCCTCTATTAGCACCACCTTCAGCAGTAATTACAATATTGAATTTGGCAGCCAAGTCAACAAAATCTTGAGCAGTTTGAACTCCATATCCAGCAAGTTTAATTAGAATCTCAAGCCTGCGTTGTACACTATCTCCCAATCCAGTCAAACATGAATCAGGAATACCAACAGCTGCTTCCCACTCATCAAGAAAATACTCTGTGCTATCAGGAATTGTATCACGCCGGAACAATGCTATGATTTCATCTACTCTAAGAATTTCATTAGCAAATCCAAGTAGCAATTTTCTTAGCGTTGATCCAATTATATTCTTAGCAGCAAAAATCTTACCAGTAGGCAAATAATTTGCTATGGTTTGAGCTTGCTGAGATTTAGTAAGTACAATCGGATATTTGATCATCAGAAAGTCACCGCTCCAAGCGTTCCAATTTCTCCAGATGCTATTGTAATATCAGCAGCCGGTGAAGTGAGAGTGAAGCTAGTAAGTGAAGCTCCAGTAACTAAATCAACAGTATTGAAGATGGCTGCGTTATAAGCTTCAGCTACAACATCCGCTCCAACTTCAGTACGCTCAGCAAAGAATTGTGCCAAACTTTCAGCTATAGCAGCTTCCATCGTAGCTGTGTCTGGGCTGATCGCTGAGAAAACAAAGTCAGTTGATACTTCAGTTGGCGCTCCAACTATGACGTCAGTAGCATCTGTGTTGCCAGGCATGATCTCAACAATTGCCGCCTTCACAGTAGCAATTTCTGAAGCGTCAGGAATAGTATCAGCATCATTGTCTCTCATGAAGTAAATAGTAACTTGGCCAACTGCTGGTGTAATCTCTTCAACCCAAACTCTAGTCACTCCAGGAATTGCTTTTGCTACTGAAATAATTTCAGCTGAGTTAAAGTGAGCAATTGGATTTTGAATCTTGTAAAGCATTCGCTCACGCAAACTAGCATCAGTCTCTTGATCTGATCCACCGCCCAAAGCACTATAGTCAACGTTAGCAACATCATCAACATTAGTAATTGGGCTAGCTAAAGTGAGTGGAGTATCAAAATCTTGATTAGCATCTTCTCCAAAGTCAAGTGCTTGAATTGGAACTGATACGGCTGAAACATTAAGTACTGGCGTTCCAGTTGCTGGAGAAGCAGGAGAACCAACTGGAGTGTAATTTAATGTTGTTGCACTAGTTACTGTACACTCAACACTAGTGACATTGTATCCAGGTTGAGTTGCTCCAGTGATTGTAATTATAGTATTTGAAGCAAGTAGATGATCACTTACTGTAGTCAAAGTAGCTACAGTACCAGATCGTGTAATTGTCGATACTGCTA